CCCTGACCATTACAACACAGGGTCCATTGAGTGCATTGAGTACCTTCAGGACAACATGTCTTGGGAAGGCTTTACGGGATACCTTGAGGGCAACTGCAAGAAGTACCTGCACCGTTGGCGCTACAAGACGAAGCCTCTGGAAGACCTAAAGAAGGCACGTTGGTACCTTGATCGTCTGATTGAAGAGCTAGAGGGTCCAGATGAGTGACGTAATCATGTATGGCTCTCTCTTCTTCGTAGCCTTCGTTGTCGTCTTGCTCTGGGTTCTTAGCGAAAGCGACTAACGCAAAACAAAAGGGGAGCGCAAGCTCCCCTTAAGTCATTCTAGAGTGTAACGTAGGTTACTTGCCCTTAGCCATAGGCTTCTTAGCGGCAGGTTTAACCTTCACAGTAGCCGAAGCCTTAGCACCTGCACCAGCTTTGCCTTTAGCAGCGCCTTTAGCTTTCATTCCCATCATCATTGTAGTTCTCCTTACTTCTTTTTCTTTTTGATTACATCAGCACGGTTAGGTGCTCCAGCAGGGACTTTAGCTCCTTCAGGCTTAGGCTTACGACCCAGATTAATGTTGCCGCTAGAAGAAATCTTAGCTGCGTCCGTTGCACCGTTGCCAGTGAAAGCGTTCTTGATAGCAGTTACGATAGCCATACCGGGGACAGGCGTACGGCCCTTAGGCTTAACCTTGTTGTCGGCACTACGCGAAGCACCTGAAACAGCCGACTTGGGTTTGGTGTTGGTCGTCATGTACTTGCTCTGCCGATCTGTTAACCCCACCCCGGTCAACCCAACTTCCCTGAGTGACGTTCTCTGGCTATCCGTCAAGCCAGTGGTCGGTTTAGATGCAGCCGCTGGTTTAGCCTTAGGGCGAATGGACTTCGTTGGTGCAGACGAGGTAGGTTTAGAAGCAGCCTTAGTCTTAGCTTTAGGGGCTGCAGCGGGAGCCTCAGCTTTGACACCAAACTTACGGGTTTTCACCGCCTTGCCAAAGCCATCCTTAACGATGTTCCCTTTGGAGTCCTTCATATCGACCCAAGTGAAGTCTTTACCTTCTTTGTAGTTGTCGTTATCACGAGCCATAGTTATTTGCCTTTCTTCTTAGCTTTACGAGCAGAGCTAAGTGCAATCGCCACAGCCTGCTTCTGGGGTTTACCTGCCTTCATCTCTTTCTTGATGTTAGCACTGATCGTCTTCTTGCTTGAGCCTTGCTTGAGGGGCATGACCTTCTTCCTCGTCAGTTGTCGTGTATTCTGTGTCGTCATAGGCATTAAGATTTACGCCCTGCGCTAGAGTTACGCTTGAAGGAACGGTTCTTCGAGGGAGCCTCAGCCTTAAGGTTACCCATACGGTTGTCGCCTGTACGGTTGTTCTTGTGGGCTACGTCCTTACCGTCACCCTTCGACACCTTACCAGCCTTCTCCATCTTACGTCGTGCAGCATTGTTTTCCGCACGTTTCTTCTTGGCTCTGTCGGAGGAGTGGTAGTTCTCGTACTCTGACTTATAATCTCTAGCCATCACCACTTCACCTTATCTGCCCAGTACGCTGCACTCATCTTACCCTTAGCGATGTTCTTAGCGTGACGTGCCTTAAAGGACTTCTGACGTGCCGTAGGTTCTTTATCACCCGACACACCTTGTTGACCAAAGCGGATAGTCTTCACTGTGTCACCTTCTTTAGCAACGACAACATGGGACTTGGTAGGGTGGCTAGGGGTCTTCTTAGGCTTATTGAAACCTGAGACACCAGCACGTTCAAGGCGAGGGTCTTTAGCCATCTTACTTCTTCCTTGCAGTCTTTGCGGATTCCTTGAAGGCTTTAGCCGTAGGAGCACCTTTAGTCCCCGGCTTACGCATCTTCTCTCCCGAACCCTCAGCGATACGCTTACGCTTAGCGTTAATATTGGCGTAAAGACCTTTAGCCATTGCTCTTCTTCCTCGTGAGTATGTTAGTGATCCAACGACCAATCTCGTTAGGGCTAGGGAGGAGCCATCCTAAGATCAGGAGTAAGATGACCCACGGCTGTACTTCATTCACTGTTACTTCGTCGACACTTTCTGCAGACACTTTAGCTTCTACGGACTTAATGTCACCACTCTCGGTTCTCTGTTCGACATTCTTTGTCGTCCCGATAGTCTGGCTATTTGTCTTCCCCGCCTGAATGTTGGCTGCTACGTTTGGTCCACCTCCCTTCATAAGAGATAGAGGACTCATACCACAGCCCGTTAGCAGGCTTGCCGACAAAACAATAACAGTCAGGTTAGCTTTAAGGTTACTGACCCAAGCCACCGCCGACCACCCATGCTACTATTGACGCGATGAAGCCACCACCAATGATCCAAAGAATCTTTGACAAGCTGTTGTTTATGTTACAGACATTTCTGTCGATCTGGTCCACCTTTTGCTCAAGGAGAGCCAAACGTTTATCCATCTCAGCGATTTCCTTTTGAATGGCTTCTGCGTCCATTTCATTCCCCTATGTGTTAAGGCGTAAGAGAGCCAAGTTTACGAGCAGAGCCATCCTTACGGATCACGTAAATCTCTTCGTTGACGACAACAGTGTCTCCCGGTTCAAGTTCCCCACGTTCCTGTGCTGCAGTAAACTCCTCAGCCGATGCGTAGGTCTTGTCAGGGTCACCAGCGATCTCCTGAATGAATGCCTGTACGTCTTTGTCGACAGCGATAGCAGGGCTAAGCTCACTTGCTCCTTGACCACCAGTAGGGGTTTCAGCCGGGATAGCCTCGGGGAGAGTAGCGTCAGCAACAACAACTTCACCCGTCGTCACAGGGGCTGCAGGAGCGCCACCAGAGGGCATAGTTATGCCTGAGCTAGGGCTACCACCAGAAGGGGCTACAGCGCGTTGTACGGCAGGACCAGCAGCAGCAGCTACAGTGTTTTCATTCGCTGGGGTACCAGCCGTAGGGTTCCCACCCTTTCCAGTAGCAGAGAAGAGACGAGCTAGTGTTTCACCTCGGGTAACCGTTCCATCCCCGTTGGTATCAAGCCCTTTATTAGCCTTGTAACTGTCAGAGCCAGCCTTGTACATGACGTAGGAGTCGTCCTTACCCACACCAGCAGGCCAGTGGACAGCCATGTAGATATCACCGAAGTTTTTGATACGTCCTTTGAAGGGTTCGAAGTAATCCTTAACGAAGTCCAACTGCTCGACAGCAGTCATACCAGCCAACTCTGCCGTTGTCGTTCCAAGGCCATTAGCGGTCTTCTCAAGGAACTGGATCAAACCTGTAGCTGACGAGATTTTAGTTCCATCCTTACGGATAGGTTGGGCCTTGGGGGAGAATGACCCTGCAGTTTCAAAGTCAATCACTCGGAGAAGATCGTTAGGATCAAACCCTAGCTCAGACGACACAGAAACTACCTTGTCCAAGAACTCGGTGTCTGCTGCGATAGCTTCTGGAAGTGCGTAGGTAATTGGGTTGGCTGTGCTAGTTGACCCACTACCTGCACCACCTGCTCTGGTTGTCGTCTCTGCCGAAGGCACCTCAGCCCGAAGGATATCCATAGTGGACTGACCAACATCACCCAGACGACCAAGGACAGTCATCTTGTAGTTAATGTCGTCGATGATAGCCTTGTTCTCTTCGGTGAACGTACGAAGCTTATCGCCGGGGGTAATGGGACGACGAGCAACACCAACGGTAGCCCCTTGGAGAGGTGCTGCTTGATCCGTAGCGGAAATAACAACCTGACCATTCTCGCTGATACTGATGTTCACACCGTTAGGTGCTGCAGCATCACGCAGGTTACCAAGGTCGAGCATAATGTCCGACGACATAAAGCTTGAGGTTTCAGTGGCAAAGTTAGTATCGGTTGCAGAACGGCGTACGATAGCCTCAGCAGGGACTTCGAAGTTCTGACGCCATGCAGCACGGTTCCAACGGGTAGGCCCTTCGGTACGCTGCAGTTCACGGTGAGACTTGAAGGCACCCGTAAGGGCGACAGAGATTTCAACGTCCTTCTGGTCCTGAGTAACTTCCTCGTAAGTACGAGCCAATGGGGACGTTCCCGACATAACAGCAACAAGTTCAGTGAAGGCATATCGCGCATCAATGAGGTCTTTCTTCGAGGCTTCTTGAAGAACACGATTGGCTTCCTCAAGACGACCTGCCATAAGCTCTTCACCAAATTTACCTACGGGACCAGATAGGGACGCCATAAGCTGAGCAGATAGGGCGGGGTTAGCGCCAGAGAGTTTAGCGAATGTAGAAAGGTATTGGACAGGAACACCAGCGTTAGCCATAGAGGTAAACGCCTCACCTTCAAGACGCTTCTGGATCGTAGCTGGGTCGACCTCATTCGCAGTCCACGTAACAGTAGTGTCAAAGGTATTGAAAACAGACTTATTCCACCCTTCAGGAGCGACACCAAGAGCATTAGCGTCAATGCCAGTTTTCGCTGAGATGTCGTTACGGAACCTATTCTCAAGCGCACCACGGGCAATATTGGCGACAGATATAATGTTACGCTGATTAACAACGGTACCACGTAGTTCAGGGATAAGCTGGGTGATACCTGTGTCGTCAAGGTTAAAGGTAGCCGTAGGGTCAGCAGCGATAGCAAGGCTAAGTTGCTCAAGCCCACGAGCGAAAATATCTGCCTCAGTCTTGGCCGACGGGACGTTAATGTTCCAAGCCCTTGCCGACAAAGTATCGTAAGCGCCTTGAGTCTCTACCTCCATTTTGATAGCAGCATTCTCCGCCCTTAGGGCTTGCCACTCAGCCTTCTTATTGGAGAGAAAAGCTGCACCCTCTTCCTCATTGGCGAACTCTTGTGCTTTAGCGTTAGCGTAAACACCCTCAGGAGAAGTCAACCAAGCTTCATCGTTAGCTTTCTGGACACTCTGTGTCGTCGTCAAAGCATTTTCAGCGGCAGCATACTCTTCGTTAAGGCTCGATTTAGCAACAGAAATAGCTTCGGTCGCAAACTCTGGGTAGGCTTTAACGAAACCTTGAATCTCGCCCATACGGGCATCCCCTAGGCTCCAGTTCGGATTCCCAAGACGCTCACCGTACTCACGAACACGTTCCCCGAAGAGTTCGTTCTGAGTAGCCTCGCGTTGCTTAGTTGGGGCAGAAAAGAACAAGCTAGAGAGGCTAGCAAGACCTTCCGCCACAGGAGCACCACCCTGTCCCTGAGGGATAATGGGGTCCATAGGATTAACTTCTTGTTGAACAGGCGAAAAGATAGCCATCTATAGTGTCCTTGTCAGTTATTCAGCAAAGCCGGACTCACTACGAAGAG